ATGGATGGAAAAGATTATGAGTCCGGCGCAACAGGAGATATTTAGGATAGTGGATGAGTACTGGAAGATGTATGGACATAGTCCGACGTTGCAGATTATTGCGGAGCAGCGTGGGAAGATGGGGTTAGCGAACACGAAGAAGATTGTGGACAGGTTGGTGAAGTTGGGGGTATTGAAGAGGGTTGAGGGGATGCATAGGACGATACGGCCGGTGTATATCAATTTCAGGACGTTGGAATGAGCAAGATTGCGGAGTTATTGGCGGCGTTGCCTGAGAATGAGCAGCAGAAGTTGCTGGAGGACATGTCTGTATATAAGGCGGCGTTGGATCGGGAGCGCGCGCAGCAAAACTTCATGGCGTATGTAAAGATGATGTGGCCGGGGTTTGTGGGTGGAAGACACCATGCCCTGGTGGCAAAAAAATTCGAGGGAATAGCAAATGGGACGATCAAGAGATTGATTATCAATATGGCGCCGCGACATACGAAGTCGGAGTTTGCGTCTTATTTATTGCCGAGTTGGTTTTTGGGTAAGTTTCCTCACAAGAAGGTGATTCAAACATCGAACACGGCGGATCTGGCTGTTGGATTTGGACGTAAGGTTAGGAACTTGGTGGGGTCGGAACAGTACTCGACCGTCTTTCCAGATGTGAGTTTGAGGCAAGACAGTAAGGCGGCGGGACGTTGGGCTACTAATAAAGAGGGTGAGTATTTCGCTATTGGTGTGGGGGGTACGGTGACGGGTAAGGGTGCGGATCTGTTGATCATTGATGACCCGCATTCTGAACAAGAGGCCGCCCAAGCAGCTGGCAACCCAGAAATTTACGACAAAGTATATGAGTGGTACACCTCTGGGCCACGCCAACGTTTACAGCCAGGTGGGGCGATCGTCATCGTAATGACCAGATGGGGTCAGAGTGATTTGACGGGTCGGGTTGTCAAAGACGCCATGAAGAGGGAGAAGGGCGAGGACTGGGAAGTTATCGAGTTGCCGGCGATATTGCCCAGCGGAAAACCCCTTTGGCCGGAGTTTTGGTCGCTCAAAGAATTGGAAGCACTGAAGGAAGAACTCCCACCAACAAAGTGGAATGCCCAGTACCAGCAGAGTCCGACAGGTGAAGAGGGTGCCATTGTGAAGCGGGACTGGTGGAAGAGATGGACAAAGGAAAGACCGCCGCCCTGTGAATTTATTATCCAGAGCTGGGACACGGCGTTTACAAAAAGCGAGAGAAGTGACTACTCGGCCTGCACGACTTGGGGCGTGTTCTATATGAATGAGGATCCCCAAGATGTGAATGTGATTTTGCTGGATGCGTTTAAAAAGCGCATGGAGTTTCCGGAGTTGAAGGAGACGGCGCACAAAATGTATTTGGAATGGGAGCCTGATGCATTTGTGGTGGAGGCAAAAGCTGCTGGCGCACCGCTGATATTTGAGTTGAGGCGGATGGGGATTGCGGTGAGCGAATACACGCCGAGCAGGGGTAACGATAAATTCGTCCGATTGAATTCCGTGACTGATTTGTTTAAGTCGGGTAAAGTATGGGCTCCAGAGACTAGATGGGCCGATGAGGTGATAGAAGAAATGGCAGTTTTCCCGAACGGATCAAATGACGACTTGGTGGACTCAAGCACCCAAGCATTGATTCGTTTTCGGCAAGGCGGATTTCTCAGACTGGATTCCGACGAAAAAGAAGATTACGTCGGCCGCAGAAAATCTTTTTCATATTACTGAGGATTGATATGGCTGACTACGATGCTTTTTATGATATGCCTGATGCGGAGTATTTGTTTAGAACAGAAAGAGGATCAACGTATGCGCATTTGCCAAACAGTCAAACCATAAGAAACAGAAGTGGCGAAAAACATAGAGACACATCAACTGGCGTTCAACCAAAATCAGGTAAAACCGTTTATGTAGACAAGCCATCTACGGCGGCTTTGGCGGGCTGGCTTCAGAACCCAGATGCAGCGACGCAGCTACTTCCAGAGATAGGTGCTGATGGCAAGCCTACAGGAAACGCGCAAATTCAATTACTAGAAGATTATGGGCCAAAAAAAGCTGGCTCTGTAGTTGCAAAGGTGCCATTCACAACAAAGCCAAGCGTAGGTTTACATCCCGTTGAGATTTATAGAAGCGAAAGCCCCGTTGGCGATACAGGTAGAGGTGTTCATTTTGGCACTGCAATTACCGAAGTTCTTGAAGGTGGCTTGGGACAAAAGCCAATTAGAGGTTCCAGCACGGGTTTGGGCGGACGTCGCCCCGGTGCAGGAGAAGAGATAAACATGTTGAACCCACTGAAACTCGCCAAAGGTGGCGCAATCAAAATGCCTGACAATTACAGCAACGGTAGTTGGAAAATTATTTAAGGAAAAACCATGAGCATCGACAAAGCACTGTATGAAGCGCCACAAGGAATAGAAGGCATTCATTCCATCGAGATTGAAATTGCCGAACCAGTGGAACTGGACATGGGCGAAGAAGAACAAGTAATTTCAATGACCGAAGGGTTCAATGAAAACTTGGCAGAGCTGATCGATGACGATGAACTGCAAAGCATATCGAGTGAATTGCTCGCAGACTTTGAAGAAGACGTCTCATCCAGAAAAGACTGGATGCAAACATATGTGGATGGCCTCGAGTTACTCGGCCTGAAAATCGAAGAACGCTCAGAACCTTGGGAAGGCGCTTGTGGTGTGTACCACCCACTGTTGTCTGAGGCGCTGGTGAAGTTTCAATCAGAAACAATGATGTCAACGTTCCCAGCATCGGGGCCGGTGAAGACGCAGATCATTGGCAGAGAAACGCCAGAGAAGAAAGCAGCGGCCGCGCGGGTGCAAGACGATATGAATTACCAGCTCACAGACGTGATGACTGAATATCGCACCGAGCATGAACGTATGTTGTGGGGCTTGGGTCTGGCAGGTAACGCTTTTAAGAAGGTCTACTACGATCCTCACCTTGGCCGACAGGTTTCAATGTTTGTGCCGGCAGAAGATTTTGTGGTGCCGTATGGTGCATCAAATTTGCAATCTGCGCCACGCACGACGCACATCATGCGCAAGACTGAGAATGAAGTGCGCCGTTTGCAAGTATCAGGATTTTGGTCTGACATCGATTTAGGTACTCCAGATACCACACTCGATGAAGTCGAAAAGAAGATCGCAGAAAAGTTGGGGTTCAGAGCAACAACAGACGATCGCCACAAAATTCTGGAAATGAATGTTGACCTTGACCTCAAGGGCTTTGAACATAAAGATGAAGGCGGCGAACCCACAGGCATTGCCATCCCCTATATAGTTACCATAGATAAATCCAGCGGCAAAGTATTGGCCATCCGGCGAAACTGGAAAGAAGGCGATTCCCATCATAAGAAGCGCGATCACTTCGTCCACTACCCCTACATCCCTGGCTTTGGTTTTTATGCATTTGGCTTGATCCACTTGGTGGGCGCCTTTGCAAAATCCGGCACATCTTTGCTGCGCCAGCTTGTGGACGCTGGTTCACTTTCAAACTTACCCGGCGGATTTAAAGCACGCGGCCTGCGCGTAAAAGGAGACGACACTCCTATCGCACCTGGTGAATTCAGAGACGTAGATGTCCCAAGTGGCACCATCAAAGATAACTTGATGACCCTGCCATACAAAGAGCCTAGCCAAACTTTGCTTGCACTCTTAAATCAGATTGTTGAAGATGGCCGCAGATTTGCGAATGCAGCAGATTTGCAGATAAGCGATATGTCTTCTCAGGCTCCGGTTGGCACCACGCTGGCCATGCTTGAGCGCACATTGAAGATCATGTCTGCCATTCAGGCGCGCATCCACTACGCGATGAAGCAAGAGCTGCAACTGCTCAAGGAAATCATTCGCGACGATACACCTGATGACTACGACTACGATCCTATCCAAGGCAGCCGTCTGGCCAAACAGTCTGACTATGACTATGTAGAAGTGATTCCGGTGAGCGATCCCAATGCGTCCACCATGGCGCAAAAGATTGTTCAGTATCAGGCTGTTTTGCAGCTGGCACAAACCGCCCCTCAGTTCTACAACATGCCTGTCTTGCACAGACAAATGCTGGAAGTGTTGGGCATCAAAGACGCCAAGAAACTCATCCCGTTAGAAGAAGACCAAAAGCCAGCCGATCCAGTGAGCGAAAACCAGAATGCTCTGATTGGCAAACCGCTCAAGGCTTTCATGTACCAGGACCATCAGGCTCACATCACCGTCCACATGGCCGGCATGCAAGATCCAAAGGTCATGCAGTTGATGCAAGGTAACCCGATGGCGCAGCAGATTCATGCCGCGATGATGTCCCACATCAATGAGCACATTGGATTTGAGTACAGAAAACAGATTGAATTGCAGCTGGGCATGAACTTGCCACCACAGAAAGACGATGCGGGCGAAGACGTCAATATGTCTCCAGAGGTCGAGGCAAGATTGGCGCCGTTGCTTGCACAAGCTGCCCAAAGATTGCTTACCCAAAACCAAGCACAAGTTGCGCAACAGCAAGCTCAACAGCAAGCTCAAGACCCAATGGTTCAGTTGCAGCAACAAGAGTTGGCCATCAAACAGGCTGAACAGCAACGCAAGGCGCAGAAAGACGCAGCCGACGTGCAATTGAAACAGCAGCAATTGCAAGTTGAACGTGAGCGTATTGCAGCGCAACAAAAAACAGCGCAGATGCAAACAAAGGTCAGCGCGCTGGGCAAAGTGTCAGAGATGCAGACAAACAGACAGCTTGAATCTACCCGAATCAAAGCTGATGTGATGAAGCATGTAGCGGCACTTCAAAACGATCGGATGAAGCAAAAAACAACCATCATGGCTGACGGACTCAAAACCGCGCTTGGCCACAGTATGGATGTGAGC